TTTTTGCGGCATCAGTTTGTTCCGCTTCCTGATAAGGATCAGTTTCGGTATCCATCTCGATCGCTATCTACGTCCCAGTGGCTTTCAGCCGGAGCAACCGTTCGAACCTTCATCGGAGACGTGGGATCGTAAGCGTCGCCATATTCGCGTATGTTGAGTTCATGAACTTCGGCCGGTTGGCCATTATTGTCGCCATCCATTAGAATGGTCGGAAATGGCGCGGACAGGAAATCATTTGGCATTGCCTGGCCAGGCCGCCAAAGTCGTCCACCTTCGGGACGAGACTGATCAGCGGCAGGGTAATCGCCATGATAGTTGTGCGGATTTGAACGAACAACAGTTGCTTCTTGATCTCGCCGATCAGCTTCATTGCTGAAGTTATAATCGGAAAGATCAGAAGACATATCGCCGCGTTGAAGAGCGTGAGGATCAGCCATTATGCAAGCCTCGCGAGATTGACCACAACTGTAAGATCGGCTAAACCAGTTTGAGTTCCTGTGCTATTGACATTGATACGTCCCCCAGGAAGAACTGTTAGATTATCTACGTTAGCATTCAAAGCGGGGTTTGCCGGAGTATTGGAAGGTGCAGTACTGGTAGAAAAATTTGTTGCACTTAAAACGTTCGTACCAGAACCATCGGCAGTGCCAGCAGCGCAAATTTCAATGGTCATAACGCCGCTAGCAGATGCCGTATGATAGTAATAACTTACACCAACGACCTGCCATTTTTGCCCTAAAGGCAAAGTTCCATTAGCTAAGGAGGCAGTCGGAGGAGCAATAAAAATTGTGTTGAAAGCCCCTAGAGTAGTGGCAGATGCACCATCTAAGGAGCAAGGTTCATAAGATTGAATAGCACCAATTACCGAAGCACCGTAACCTTGCGAATGTTCTACTGATGCAAGGTTACCAAATGTCGGGTTATCATCTCTAACAGCGTAGCTCATATTATTTTTCCTTTATGGTTTTTAGAGCTTCTGCGGCATGATGAGGTTGAGCGATCTGATGTTCAGAGAATTTAACTCTATCACATGCTCGACAAACGGTCACCACCACGACTTTGCCCTCCTGAGGTACATAAAATACCTCTGGCACGTAAATATCGTGTTCGCCACTGCATTTCTTTTCGTAATCCATGATCCCTCTTGGAATTGCGAAGCGGAAGGGCCGAAGCCCTCCCGTATCGGAATTTGCTACATTAGACATTTAATCTTCCAATTAGTATGGGAATACAACAAATGGAATAACAATTGCAACTGCCGGAAAGTTTGCTGCACTTGTAGTAATCACACAACTAGTTGAAGTAATACTATTAACATTGATAATAGGTAATGTTTGAGCAGTGGGCGTTTGTACCGCACCAACCAAAACCAATTTAGGGGCTACTGCAACAGGCGGATTTGCTTGAGTAAAAAATGGTGTTTGAGTTCCGTCAATCCAATTGACGGTAACTGAAGCGGTTGAACCATCTCCAGTAAAAGAAGCCGATCCATGGTATGCATCTTCAATTGCATCTTTACCGCCGAAGGCCACGACCTGATTAGTAAAACTAGGTCCACTTGTAGTCCACGACGCATTGGCTGTATTTGCCATATTAGGTTCCTTTCAGTCTTTGCTACGTGTACGAATTATTTTGCGAGGCTTTCGTACGCGGCCTCTGATTTGGGCCCTTCGGTCCAAGTTTAACTACTTCTGATTTTTGTTCCCCGAAGTCCCGAACACCAGTTTGTGAAAAAGTTTCATCTTTAAATCGAGTTTCTTGGATGCCGCGACTGAGAATTTGCTGGGCGTTCATTCAAGACCTCCGGATTTTTCTTCTATAGATGCCACAGCCGCTGCACGTTCCACATCTCCTGCTTGGGCCTTTGGACCGTGATCTTTTTGAAACAAATTCAGGAACTTACTCATTAAAGTCCCCCAGGTTTTACCTTGTTCAGCAGCTCTGGCAGAGCGAGAACTGATAGTTTCATCAGGATTCCCGCCCGTCAGAACATTTGTGAATTGATCCAATCCCACCAGGTCCTTATGGAGGTAGCCTTCTTTGGAAGCTTGCGCCTCTTGTTTAGCTACTTGCGCGGGAGTGAGGGGAGTAATCGGGTCGGACATTAGATGGCCTTGACGGCCGTGATCGCAGCCTTCACAGCCGCAATCGTTGCGCTATCGAAATTCACATTCAGGCCGTTGGCGGTAGCGGCTTCGCCTAGGGTTTCAACAGCATTTGCAACTGCTGTGAACACCGAAGTCGAGGCTGCCGCAATCGCTGTGCCTGTCGGGCCTGCTAGGCTGGCTAGTCCAGTCAGTTCAGTCTGATGCTGACTTAGATAGGCCGCTAGCTTAACGGCGTCGCCCGCCGCCAATTCAATATCCGCTTTAACTTTATCGCCAAAGGCGACTAGGCTTGATTCAATACTCATTTTGTTTTCTCCTCGGTTTGAAACCGGCTTAGATTGTTGGGGTCCAGCAGGTCCTGCGGAACCGTTAGAGTTAGAAAGCCCTTTGCTTCTAGGTCTGAAAGGGAAAGATAAACGGAGGTCGCTGAGTCTTTTAATGCTTGTCCTTCCCCAGTTATGGTCACCCACTTAGCTGATCCGGATCGCCACATGCCGGTAATCCAGGCGCTATAGGCGGCACTAATAAAGGAATTAATAACTTCGCGTTCGAGACCGGCGTTTTTCGCCCCCTCAAACATTCCTACGGGATCAGGAAAGTCAATAAGGCCCATTATTTTGCCGCAGGAGCGGCCGGAGTATCACTAGGATGATTATATAACGCCAAGGCAGCCTGGGCTGCGCCAACCAGAGCAACCGCCAAGGGTTGATATTTCGGTGGCACAACATTTGCTAGCATTGTAAAACCTTGAACTAGCATTGCTGCGATTTGCAAATATGCATGAGTGTTTTTTGTCATGAAGGCTAACCCCGTTTGAGCGAGGAATTAAGTATAGGAATTTAACGAAGCCTGTTGTTTGCGACTATTCTCATCTCTAAGCCATGCTCCTGTTTTTCTTCCCCGAGGTCGTAGGCAGCACAAATACTGCCAGGCATTCATTAAGTGATCGTTCCGCTTGAGGGGTTTGTCCTTGGACAGGCCCTTTTGATCGCCCCGTGCATAGAAGTCCCATACATACTTCTCGATTTCGGAGATAAAGCACTTGAGATCAGGAAAGACGAAAACTTTTGGATTGCGGGAGGACTTATCAAGATTAGCGCTAATATACTCGCGACTCGCATTAAGTCCGTAATCTTCATAAGAGATGTCCGCCAGCCTACAGGGGATTCCATTTTCCCTGTAAAGTTGCTGCCCAGTCTTATGTGTTTCATTATTGCGTTGACTCCCCCACTTTGGATCGATCAGCCAGATATCAATCGGGTCTGATCCATTTCGAACTAAGATGTCTTTAGCGTGCTCGGAGACGATTTTATTTGCTTCATAGTACTCTCGGTAGAGGTACATGTCGTCGGTTCCAGGTTCAATGGCTGCCCAAACTGCCGCAGTCGTTCCTGTTGCTGCTGGATCAATGCTAACAATCCTTCGCCACTGACGTGGGATGGGTTTGGCGTCAACCACGTGTACGCTCCGCTTCCAGAGCGGATACACCAAACCTGACCGTTGAATGAAATCCCCAAATAGTCGCGCTGATTCTTCAAAATTCCCCTTCCATTTTTCAATCAGTCGAAGCTTTTCGTCTTCAGGAACGTAAGGGTTCTTGAGAACATTAAGCTTAACAAATTTGATGTCCTTTTGTCCTCGTTGGGCGTCTTCATAAAGGTTGAAGACCCACGGGGTCTTAACACCTGAAGCAACGTCCGTAAGAGGAGTAAGAGTAAGAAGAAGCTTACCAGCACAGTCTGCCGTCCGCTGATAGCATTCATCGAAAACATCTGCCTCACATTCCTCGTCTATATGGACCAGATCAACTGAAGCTCCCTGGAACTTATCTCTTCCCGCATCGGCTGACTTCCCAGTAATAATTGAGCCGTTAGCGAAATACACTTGAAATTCCCCATCGACAACTCTCTTAACCACATCAGGGTCTCGGGGGAGAAGGGGAGGATGACCTCGTCCTTGTCGGAGCTTTTCACTCCAGATAACGTTCTTGAGGAGTCCATAATCGAGGCCTACGATCCAAATATTGTTGGGCGGCTCAGGAATCGGAAGGTCCTTGATGTATTCGTAGGCAGGTTCTCCTTCGAAGTACTTTTTCCCGAGTGCCCAAGCAACATCGATGAACACCCCTTCTTCGGTCTTGCCTGAGCGATTACCGCCTAGGATACCGAATATCTTAATGTCTTTGGTAAATTCTTTGAAATGAGGTTTCTGCTGCTCCTGCGCCTCCCAGTATTTGACGTAGTTCTCTTTGCGACGTTTGTCATCGAGAGCCTCAATTATCGCCAACTGCTCCTCGCGATCAAAACGTTTCAATTGTTCTAAAGCAAATTCTGGATTACTGATTGACATGCTTCCCTGCTAGCACGTCCTCCATTGAAATGAAGTCATCATCGGCTTCAGTTGGCCAATTCTTTACCGCTTGGGCTTGTTTCATTAGTTCCCGATCCAATCCCCGAATGTTTGTTTCGATCGCGGCTAGAGCTTTTAGTAATCCGGTCTTTTGCTTCAGCAATATCTCGCGCAGTGAGACCAGAGAATATGTTGATGTTCCCTTCATTTCCACTCCATCCCTCCATTTTCGAAAGCTTGTCTAGGACGCCTGCCGCCTTCTCGAATTCGCCTTCGGCAATCAGTCTGTCTGCTAAGTGCCACATTTGTCCCAAAACCACGGACTTCGTCCTGGTGGGATCATTAGCAATTCCGGCATAGAACTTATTCTTCTCGACCCTGAGTATTTCCTGAAAGTCTCGCCGCCTTGAAACCTTGTCTGCCTCATCCGGATCGAGTGGATGCCCTATTTCCAAGGCGGCTTGCTTCAAACTGGAGCTTGTACGGACCATGACCTCCGCAGCTTGAACGAACCAAGCTGGACAATATAGCGGATTCCAAGGTCCCTTGCTCATTTACTTCTTTGCAGCCGGTTCAGCCTGTGCGGCTGCGGGCTTTGGCGGCTTCTTCGAAAACTGCATACTTGCAGGATCGAAGTTGTAATCGTCCTTTGAAACTTTATTTATGGCAAAAACCGCATCGAGAGCATCGTTTACAGCCTTTATTGCTGGTCCTCGTTTTACTTCCTGCTCTTTATAAGCCGCCTGAAGCTGATCAAACTGTCGCTGCATCGTCTGTTCGGCATTGACAATCTGATCCAAAGCATGTTCTGCCTTAAGAATTGCCACCTGCGAAGTATCATTCGCAAAAAAGGGTTTATCAGCCTGCTGTTCAGCAGCAGGTTTTGCCTGAGCCAGCAAACTTCCAACCAGGAATGCAAAAGCAAAATATTTGATTTTCATTGTTTTCCTCTTAGAATGGGTGCAGAACCATCAGTTCCGTCTATCAGGATTTCAGGAACTTTCGAACATCCTGTGTCTAGATGGTTCTCGCATTAGTTTAGACCCTCGAAAATACGAAAAGGTTACAGAAAGTTTTAAAAAGTTTTGATTACCATATATACTTATTACCAATCACTCTCTCTAATGTCTCTCTCTTCTTATCTGTGGCTTCATGTATTGGGGGTAGATAGAGAGACGTTGCAGATTTAATATTATATATGTAACTTTTCCTTGTTTCAAAGGGTCTAAACTAATAGGAGGCCATTATGGCATTGGAAGCAAACATTCGTAATCGAGAAGCAACCCTCGCCCGAACTTATGTTAAAAAGTATCATCCTGAGATTTTTACAAAAATTCGCGAAAAGGCCAAAGCGGAATATGCCGGACAAGCCTTTCGTCGTACTACTGAGCGCGATGTAGAGGATATGTTAAAAATCGGGGTTGTGGAAGTCCCAAGGACTAAAACCATCGAAGTTCCTTGGCAAGATTAATTTAACCAAATTCAAGTGTTTTCAAGGGTCTGACTTAAAATCAGACCCTGTTTAGTTATTATATATATAGAATCAGTTAAAATTATAAAAATTATTTCAAAAATTGAAAATTTTCTAGCCCGCGGGTCCCATGATTAATACAGGCCACACTCGATGACATAAGCTTAAACCTCGGCAACATCGTGGCTAAAGTCGCGCGCGAGTCGGCGTGTGTAAAATTTACACGGTGTGCGAGCACATTTTACACGGTTTGCTGGCAGCACGCCGAGGGCCAATCGTTGAAAACAAAGGACTTGCGGCTTTGGGCGCAAATTTGCGATGGCACTTGTGGCCGCCGCATGGTGGCTGCCGCTAACCCGCTGAGGGCAAACGGCTTAGGCAGTATTTGACAACTGAATAACGCCAGTGGACATGGGGGATACTTCCCAAACAGGAGAAACGTACCATGTCTGAATTCAAGGTGAGTGTACCACGATTGAAAGCTGAAGCAATGGCGTCCGATGCCGATATGTCCATCGGGATTGGCGAAAAGGGCGGAGTCAGCATCTACGTCGGAGGGCAACGCTTCCCGGTCACGCTGTATGGTGACCAGTGGAATAGGCTGCTCAAACCCGAAGTAGTCACGGAAATTCAGGAGTTTATTATACTCCACGCTGATCTGCTTGCGGCGGGCAAGCCCGAATCAACCAAGGCGGGCAAGCCCGAGGGTGGCTACACGGTCAACAAGGCTGATATCGAGCTTGTTGCGGCAGAAGCCGCGAAGCTGACTGAAGCGGGAGACATACCCGGCGCTATCAAGTACGCGACGATCAAGTCAGTCGCGGAGCTTGGGAGCAAAGTCACGCCAGAGCAAATGCTGGAGATCATGAAACTCAAAGTGCGTGGGTAACCACGCACGGGCAGAGTATCGCCCATGTCCGCTGGCCGATGGCTCTGGGGGAGACTATCCCACGGAGCGTACAATTATGCCATGTGGAGGAATAAACCCTACATCCGGTGGCGCGGGAACGCTTGCAGACAGGATTCTCTGTACTGCCGGTGGCTGTTGGGTATGTGATCGGGGTGGCTGCAAGCATTTTTGTGATGAATGGGATACCTACATCCATGCACGATGCGTACCTGCGTTTTTGTCCACAGAAGAGGGGCAAACTGTGATAGATCATGGGCATGTGATACATCTAGATTTTGGTCTAGAGGCGAGCTAGTCTCGCCTAGAGCCATCGAATGTCCACTCTGGGGGCAACTTGCCCACGGAGCACAACTATGAATCACCTATCACCGGCTGTCGTTGCCAACCTAGTGCGAAGTGATCTTCAGGGCGGGGTTTATGTCCTTGAGCATCCCGAGCACGTCAATGCGGAGATCAAGGCCAAACCAGTCCTACCGATCGGTAGATTATTGCGAGTGAGGACTCGCAATACCCTCTACACGATCTACAAGATTGGGCCAGCCAAGTTCACGATCTCCGGGCATGGCCTGTATTGCCCTGAACCCACGTTGTGTTCTATTCATGGCTCAACTTGGGGCGGGTCAATGCTCAAGGTTGGATTTATCGGGCGGGGAATGCACTTGGAGTTCTCGACCGACAAGTATCGGATGGTGACTACCTCTGCGATTCAATCCATTGTTGAGGAAGCGCAGAGCTTTCAGAAGTTGTTGAAGGGATTGGGGGATTAAGTTCCCCCCAGAGTGGATCACTCAACAAGTTGGCTGCATCCCCCTGAACTAAATGCAGCCACATGGTGCCCAAGGGGAAATTCATCGGCCGACTGCTTTTGAACCCCTTGGGTGCTCCGTAAAGCCAGCGAGCCAAAATTCGCTGGCTTTTGTGTTTTGTGGCACCAGAGTATCACCAAAGCGCGATAGGCGGCTAAAATCGCCCCAGAATCGCGGGAAAGGGCATCGTGGCACACACTGAGGCGCGAAAGCAGTGGCAAAAACGCTACCGCGAGGCGTACAAACAGCTTCGCAAGGACCACCCAACCATGAGTCCGAATTGGACTCGCTATCAAGCCCGAGTACGAGCGGATATGGGCCGATGACCCGACACTGGGGTAATCTTGAGATCATGGGGAGGCCGTATTTTGGCTTCCCATACTATCAACCAGTCTAACAGGCAGGGATTCTAATTCCTCGCCAGAAACGGGGTTAGGCTATGGACTTCCCACTCTGGAGACTAAGACCAGAGGACGCAGCGAGGATAATTATCCTCGAACCATTAACCAAGACCACCAAGCTGAAGTTTGAGCATAAACGTGTGCCCCGCACACATCCTTCGGGGCCATATAAGCCGAGGCAGGATGATCTCAAGGCGCTGAATAGCGCCACCCATGACAAGAAATGGGCCGCACATTTTGAGGAGTATCAGCAGGAGTTTCCAGTTATAGGTGTGTTGATTGGCCCTATGACGAGGAATGGTAGATTCTACCAATGCGAAAAGATCGAAAATCCGCTCCTAACCGATCGACCAAGAGAACCGTGGGCGGGAATGTACAGCCGCGAGGATTACGAGAGAGATACCGCATACTTCGAGGCTTGCAGAGCGCTCTTGCGCGAAAATTTTATTCTTGGTCAGCGAGGTGAGGGGCTATATTTGGATGGCATCATATTCCAGACCACTGATAATCTTCTGTTGGCAGAACAGGCTCATTGCAAGGCTCGCCTACAAGCGACTTACGCTATTCTAGAGCAGAGCCGAAAGCAGAAAACATTTGCCAGAGGCCGTAAACAAGGCCAAAGGATTGAACGATGGCAGAATATTGGTGACAATGAGACTGTCGCATATCAGTTCAAACAATCAGGCTATACGATCAGAAAGATTGATCGACTGGTGGGAAGGCATTACGAGGTGCTAATGAAATGAAATCGACCCCTTCACCAACAGCGCCCATAACTAGCATTTCAGCTTTAGCGACGAACTTTCTTCTTCGTAAGGAAGGCATATGGCGCGACGATGTGATGATTTTC